CCAATTTTGAGTTGGTGATTGCGCTATCAGCTACCATACCTGTTTGCACTGCAAGCGCCTGTATTGCTGTGACACCTGCGTTGCTGATTGCAATATCTCCGGATACGGAGACGGCAGCGGGGCGGTTGCTAGCATTACCCAAAAGGATTTGCGCAGATGACAAGTTAGCAAGTTTATCGAGTATCACGGAACCATCAGCAATCAATGCCGATGTAATTTGCGCGTCTCCAATGTGCTGTGTTTGCACGCCATCATCTGCAATTTTGATGCCGCTACCAGAAACAGAAAGAGAACTACCATTAGCCAAGATTGACAGAGTAGCAGAGCCACCAAGCGCAACAGCTCCACCGCCCTGAAGTCCCGAGCCTGAGGAGATTGTAACACTATCATTTTGCAGTTTTGCATTTGTTACCGCGCTATTTTGAATTAATGCTGTTCCAATTCCGTTTGCCTTAATTTCTAAGGCATCCGAACCATTGACGCCAATTGTAGCGTTATCAAAATCAACGTTGAGAGTGTTAGACGATAGAGATAAGGCTGTGCCTGCTTGTCTACCGCCGGCTGTGCTGGTAAAAAGGGCGTAGACCTGTCCAGAAAAATCGGTTAGTTCAGAGGTTTGCGTGTATCCTTCGTTTGCGCTAGTACCTTCTCGGATGAAAACTGCTATGCCGTTTAGCTCCTGAAACACATCAGCGTCGTCAGAGCGTGTCATTGCCGCCCCTTGGCCGTTGTAGTCATAAATGCCCATTTCGCTGCTTGTTGTTTGGGCCGATAGTAATACTCTATCTCCTGAGGCCATTGTAATGCCGTCAATTGTAGCGGGCGCGTCGGAGATGTCAATATTTGATGGAGACTTTACGCGGCAACTATCTTTCCAATGCAAACCAGAGATTAAATTATCTACATAATTTTTTCTTACTAGGTCGTTAGCGCTACTGGGGTCGCTATTAACTGTGGGCAATGCGGTGAAATTAAAAACCTGTGATAGGTCTACTTTTGCAGGTGTGACGACGTTTGCGCCTAGTTTATCGGTGGTAACAATCGAATCAATGATCTGATTCGAAACAAGTTGTATGGCCATTTTTTTTGTCCTTGGTTGTAATGGTTATGGTAGTGCTACAGCGGTATGTATTCAACCGCCAAAAAATCCCCTGTTTGCGGTGTAAAGTTTAATTGTATTTGCGTTGTGTTTAGCTCAGAAAATGTAACGCTTACGATTTGTCTGACGCCATTGTAGTACACTCTGATCGTACCTGCTTCGTAATTTTGAGCAACCCCAAAAATAGTTTTTTCGCCATCAATTTGCGACGTCAAATTCTCTTTTATCATTTCAATTTTTGCCGGTGTTGTGTAGGTGAAAACCATTACTGATTTACCAATTCAATATGTACGGGTATCGTGTTAACTGATGCCGCCAAAAAAATACTTTTGGCTCTTGCACCACCACGCGACAAGGATATTTTTTTGGCTTGTTTTGCAGGTATCACAAAATAATAATTGGTATTCCATGCCTCGTTGTTAGTCTGATTGTTCTGTCCGATATACAAGTCTTTGCTACTGTGCCAATTCTCAACCTCTAATTGGTCGCATCCATCGGGTAAAATAATCTCGTTTGCCACGGTGTTAACGTTTAATGTTAGGTAGTAGGGGAATAACGCTACTGCGCTCAAATCGGTTTGTGCCATGGTCTAGCCCTCGCGTAGTGTTTTGCGTTGTGTTTTCCAGGCGTTGATAACCTTATCTCTGTTCTCTTTGTAAAATTCAGGATCCATCATTGCACGCGTAATTAAGTCTTTACCATCGGGAATATTTGGCCGTGCATTTGCGTTGACGTTTGGATATTGCTGTTTTGTTGCAATGGGTTGCTCTGTGGTTTGTTCAGGCTCGCTTTGCTGTTGTTGTTGTAATCCCCTCAGGTGTGGGCGGAGTATTGCGGGGGCACTCGTTGGATCTTCAATGTGTATTTTTAACCAGTCATCAAGGCCGATTCTATCAGACTTTTTGAGTGTTGCCATTTCTTTGTCAAACGCCCACTCTACCGCCTCGGCAATATCTGCGGTTAGGCCATGTTTGTTGATTGTAGTATGGCGAGCATATCGCTGTTCCGTTGTTTTTAGTTTTTGCTGCATCTCTGCAAGTTGCTGCGTAAGCATGTCTACAGTGCCAACGCTTTGCGCTTGCTTATCCATTTGCGCGCGTAGCTCTCTGATAGTATTCTCGGCATCATTGGCACGTTTGGCAACCTTGCTTATCCGGTCCTTGATAATATTTTCAAGGTCACTTTTGGTATAAGTTTGCTCTGTTGGTTTGTTTTCATTTTCATCCATTGTTTTTCTCCTGTTTTATAAAAATTCTGCTCTCTCTCTACGGATGCGTATTAACTCAGCCTTTGCCCCGTCAACGTCTAGATCTGGGTTTAGCATTTGTATGGCATCCACTGGAGATATTAGGCCAGCGCTAAGTTTTTGAATGACGTCTTCGCGTTGCGCCTTCATTTCTTCGGGTGATAAAGGTATCTGTGCGTAAACTACCCGATAACCGTCCTGCGGAGCCTGTGGCTGTAATCCCAAAAACTTGTTTGCCATCAAAGCAGATTTGCCGATAAGGCTTTCATCGGTTGCCCTAAAAACAATTGCATAGCGTTTACTCATTTCTCTTTGTCCAGATCGAGATACAGAAATCGCATACCCACTACGAGGATCACCGCTTTGCCTCAATATGTCGCCACTTATCCCTGCCGCTGTTGATACTCTAACCTCATATTTTGATATTGATTCTAGCAAATGCAAAGGGTCGCAACCGGCCTGAAACTGTCCTATCATTGCTTGCCCGCTTAGATCTGGGTCATTGGCAAACATCAAAATGCTGCTTGGGTCAGTGGTGACAGTTGCCCGCCTGCTTGCTAGACTTTGGTCTTGCTGCGTAAGCCCCTGCACTTGCAAACCTACTGTGTAGCGCTGTGGCCAAGAGGAATCTTTTAGGCAGTGTGTGAAAAAACTAAAAAGCACGCCTGAGGTCAAAGAGCCAAACGCTAGTGCGCTTTGATCATACGGGTTGAAAAGTTGCCCTGTTTTTTCTGCTCGATATATCTCTAACGGTAAAAATGGTTTGTTGTCGTTATCTCTAAACGGATAATCTGCACCTTCGAATTTGGGGCGTCCCAAATATTCCTCGGTGACGTCCTCGCCTTTGCTGCCGTCACTATTGATTTTGTGCAGTGCAAATGATGGGTTGATTGGGTCGCGTATGTCAAGGCAATCCGCTATCCATTCGCCTTTGCCTTTGTTCGGGTTAAAACGCAAACGCAATTCCTGATAATACACAGGTACATCGGGGGCATCCGCGTGGGCCTCAGCGTATACAAAATCAGGCGTCACCAAACGATATTGTAGTCCAGCATTTGCCGGAGCGTCTATCCTGACAATGCACTCGCGCAAACCCAAGGCCATTTGCTGCACGCGTTGCATCATAGGCCAAAGGCCTGCTTTTGTAACAATACCAGTGCGACCAAACAAGGGGCTAACATCATAATCTGGGTGTGTTACTGTTGGCGTTGCATGGTATAACATTGACAATTGACGGGTAACATTCTCCAAAACATTGCTAGACAAATCAGGCGGCCCCCAAGACTCGCGCCTATCCATAGGCAAATGACGGGCTAATTCGTGTTCAAGGTCATCCTCGTATTTGCCTTGTATCATACGCCTACGCATTGCGGTATGGTCCCATCGGTCTTGCTCGTATCCATTTGGCGCCATTGGCTTTGCTGGTATCTCGTATTGTTGCATTATGCTATCCTGATGTTTTGAGGTATTATATATTTGTAATCAATAATTGGCAATACCGCATAGCGCATACTATCGATTAAATGGCCCCACTTATCACGGCTGCGCTGACTGCTATCTCGTTTCATGGTCCAATTTTGTAATGATTGAATTAATCTTTGGCAATCTGCGTGCACAAAAAACTTTTTTCGAGACATGATAGCATAAATCATTGACGCGCTAAAATAAACGCTATGACGGGCCTTTTTGGCTTTGCGTATTGTAAATGATAGGCACCTGTGATGTAATCCCATGACGCGCTCAAAGGCTCGCATTAAAACAAGGTTAGACATGTGCATACCTGTTTTGCCTCTTCCTCCGTAGTGGTCACCGTCACCGGTCCATCTACAAAGCTCGGGCTTTATATGATGTTTTTTCAACATTGCCAAAATGCCTCTTGCGTGGTCTTCAGGCGTTGCGCTACCCCCGCTAACATACTCTGCCAAAATATATATTTCTGGGTTTTGTGGATCTTGCATGTTTATTGCCGTGAGAACTGCGCATTGACTGCCAGGCGCTGTTCCGTGGTCAATACCCACAGCATATTTATACACCTTGGAAGGTGGGCAAGGTCGATTAATTATCATAGTGGCAGGATCAAATTTGTCAAAAATAACGCCCTGCGGTGTGACGTCAAAGCTCCCGTATATCCGCGCCTCTCTATCTATTGGAAGGTAGCCGGCTGTGATATTGTCGATTTGTTCCTGACTAAGCAAAGGCGCAAGCCCGATGGGTTGCGTCATTTCTACAGTTAGAGGCGCCCTTGTGCATGATATTTGTTTTCTGTCTACCATGTCTTTGATATAATGCACATCCACATTGCCAACAGGCGTCATACTAATCGCCAAGGTGCCCGATCTGCCACCAGCGCCACCGCGCAAGGTACGGGCTAAGCATTCATTGAAAACCGAAGCGGGCACAGGCTCGTCTATCACCACTAAGCTACAGGATGCCGAGGCCAATCCAAGGCCTTGATTTGCGGTTTTTATTCGAATGATACTACCGTTTTTAAATGTCACAATGGGAGTGACGCCACGAAAGCCGCGTCCTCGGATAAATTCAACACTATCATGCAATTCGTCTTTGGGTAGCATATCCCAAAGTTTTTGCTGTATCGTTCTGCTTTGCTCAATGCTGTGTGTAACTATCCATGCTTCTATGGGCGGCGGGTCAACTGCATAATTAGGGTGCCTACCTAAGCAATGATAAACCAAAAGTGCGCAACTTGCTGAGGTCTTGCCAACCTGATTGCCGCCTAATAATAGCTTGATAGGCGCAGGATCTTGCAAAAATTGAGATTGCGGGGGTGTAGCACGCCACCAATATAACGGATCCTGATCTGTGCGGGTTTGTAAATGTCGCAAACGTTTGGCAAATGTCAACAAATGCCGCGTCATTTTCTGCGCCAAAATATATCTATGCACCTGTCAAAATCATTTTGTGTTTTGCAGTAATCATACAGTATTATACTGTTGTTGATATTGGTTACTGCCTCACATTGCTTTTGACTGGTTTGTGACCCAACGCCTTTGCCGAATTGGTAACAAATAAGCTCTCTACAAATGCCAGGCGTTTTATTGTCTTGACAAATTTGTAATGCTACATCTAGGTTAGTCAACTGTTTTACAACCTCCTGCTCTTTCTGTCCTCGTACATCTTCGATGATGATAGGCGGTGCGTTTTTTTTGTTCACTGCATCGACTGCCTTTGTGCCGCCTATACCTATCAAAAGCCCAATAATACCACCGATTACCCATTCCATTTCTAACCTCTTCATTTTGATATAGGTATGACGTTATTTGTTAGCATGCCAAGCTCTTGCTGTATGCGTTGGCGAGCCAAAGGCGGCAGACTGTATATTACGTTCGTAATCTCGTTTAGTAATTGCTCATCCGTGAGGGCGTCCATCTTATCAATTTGCCCTGTTTGTGCTGCTACTTGTTGTATTTGCCCAATGGTTTGCAATAATTGCCTATTTAATGCTGCATAGGCCTGCCAACTTTCACTTTTTGCCGCGCTTTGTATTGCTTTGCGTAGGTCTGTGGCTTGGTCCTGTAGTTCTTTTTCGATGGATATGGTTTGCGTCGCTTGCTTTTGTTGGTCTGTAATTTGATTTGCTCTAACGTGTCGTTCCTCGCGTTTATAGTTGTGTCGTCTCTCCAACAAAAAGAAGGCCGCTTTTAAATTGCCGTTTGCAATGTTGGTTTGGATACATTGCAAAGCCCCGATTGCGCTTTGTGCCTCAGCCTGTTTAAGTGCATCAACAAATAACCTATATTCACCGGATGATTGTTTGTTGCCTTTGCGTATCCAGTTATACAGGGTTGCCTCGGTGATGCTCGCAACCTCTGCCGCTATTTGATATGTGGCACCCTGTGAGATAGCTTGTATGATTTGGTTTTTAATTGGCTCAATAAATTTTGTCCTTCTCGGCATTTAGTTGTCTCCTGATTGCGTTTTATTTATTTTGGCAATAAATTTTATGTAGTCCATAGATATTCGTTTGCCTTTTTTAATCTGCTCTTGCCGTTGTGCATATTCTTGGTATTCTTTATCATAGCCAATATCTATGATAAAATCTATTGCTTGCATGTATGACAAATACAAATTGCAAATTATTTTGTGCTCATCAAGACCACGAAACATTTTTAGTAGTTTATCCTCGTCATTCATATCAGCACTTTTTTGAAAAAAATATAACGTCACGCAAAAAAAGTACGGTTCAGTCAG